ACCAGCGAGCATGTAGGGGTTCATTATCGGCTCCCAAGCAGTCCAATTCCAGCACCGATCAGTGCGCCATACGGACCAGCAGCGCCCAACATAGGAGCAAGTTGAGCACCAGTCGCAGCACCACCCAGCGCACCTAGTAGCGGATTGCCAGTGTACGGACGGGAGGTTACTGATCCCATCGGGGCACCGTATACACTCGACAGATAGCTCTGTAGACCCTGGAACGGGGTCATCTGCTCGTATTGATAGCGCTGCATTGCAGCATCAATCGCTTGTTGACGATACGCCTCTTGAGCTTGTCCTGCCTGCAACAGACGTTGAGCACTTGTGTAATCCTGCTCGGCAAGAGTCGGTGCCATTTGTGCGGCAGTCAATCGAGTAGCCGCTGCACCCTGCTCTGCGCCAGTCAACCCCTGCGCTGCCGCCAACTGAGTGCGTAGAGCCTCTGTACCGGCTTGTGTGACACCTCCAGCCGCCTGCAACTGTGCCGCCAACTGTTGCGCTTGTGTACTCCCAAGACCGCCAACCGCAGCGATTTGCGTAGCAAGTGCTTGCTGACCAGCAGTCCCAAGACCCGACGCAGCAGCAATCTGCTGGTTAATCGCCTGTTGTCTAGCCTGCTGCTCTCGACCGATTGCAGCCTCTTGTAGGGCACGTTCGGCCTGATAACCCTGGTAGCCAAGCCTTTCGCCCAACCCGGCAAGATTCGAAGCGAGCGCTTCAGCCGCCCCGGTTTCCAGTTGAGCCTGTGCCCCAGACCCGTACCGTCCAGCCTTAGATGCTGCACTCTGAATACCAGAAACAGCTTTCTGGAACTCCTGCGTAATTGGCCTTGCAGCAGCTTGGAACGTGCCTTGGAGGAACGGATTCATCCCCAGATAACCACCTGCCGCGGTCACATCAGGGGAAACCTGCCCAGCACGACCGTAAATGTCGGTAAACATCCCGGCTGTCGGGACTGCCTGCGCTCGACCGTAGATGTCGGTATACAAGCCCGGAGCGGCACCCTGTTGAGCACGACCATAAATGTCACCGTACATCCCAGCACCCGGTTGCATCTGCGCCCGACCGTAAATGTCGCCAAACGCCGCAGTCGGAGCCTGATAACCGGTAGCTGCCTGAGTAGCCTGTTGAGCAGCAGCAACTAGCGGAGAGCCAGCTTGTGCTCGTTGAGCCGCCATCCCGATAGCTTGGTTTGTGTAGTCGCTTGCACCGGCATAGGTTTGACCAGGGAAATACGCTGGCATTCCCTTTTCATATAGCCGCCTAGCCTCCTGTAGCCCAAATTCAACATAAGGCTTGACCATCGGGTCAATTTCTTGCCTAGTTGTTTGCTCGCCGCCGCCGCCCATAGTTACACCTCGGAAATAAATTTAATAGGCTTGAATCCGTATTTCGCCGCTACTTTCTGCCAACCGGGTCGAAGGCTCTCAAACGAGATTTTACTCGCACCCCCCGATTTAGCAATCTCTCTAGCATGACGAAATCCCTCATCCATCAAGAACGCCCCGTAGCCACACCAGATATGTAAGGTGTCACCTCTCGGGATCAAAATACCAAACCCTCTCGGCTTGTCATCCAACATCACCCACAACATCGCCCTACCAACCATGCACTCGTGATAAATGTCCTCTGGTATCCACTTGTCCGTCGAGGCGTGCTGCGTTTCCAGTAACTTAGGACGGACCCATTCCCACCAATCTCGGAGCTTTGTAGGCTCGATATACAACCTATCCAAGGACGACATACCTATACGTTTTATCTGCCGTACTGTTAGCGAAATGGTTCACAGTACACTGACCTTGAGTCTGGTTCGATGCGTAAATATCAGACGTAGACGACTCATCCACCTTGTTAACAGTGACAATCGCACTCGGAGTGGATGGTCTTGTAGGAGTGGTCTGCGCTGGAATTTGTTCTAGTGAAACGTCTGTCGATGTCGTCGCCCACATAATTTGAACGTAATCACCTGCTGCCAACTGAAGGTAAAAGTTCAGCGCTGCAATTAAGTGACCATCAGTCCCGCCATGAGAGTTAGGCACAGAAAACTTAGAGTTACTCCCAGCGACATCCGTCCCGTTCTTCCGAAACCAGATGTCTACGTCTTGAATGGCAACATTCCCATTCGCAAACTGAATAGAAAACTGGATGTTATAAACGCCACCAGTCCTTACTGTAATCTGCGAATTACTGACAACAGAAACGCCAGCAGAGTAATCCGTCGTGTTGAACGTAACCGCATACGCTGCTGTTGTGCTTGCAGCAGTCTGGTCCGTAGTGTCCTGAAACGCTCCGTAAGGAACAGGGTCAGCCATCGACGCAGCCGAAAATGGCACAAATACAATAAGACTGTCCTCGCTTATCCTTGCGTCGTACAGCGTTGTAGTTGTAGCGTTACCCGTCGCAAGAGTCACCAACCCGGTAGAGTTGATCTTGCCATCAAGAATACGGTTTACAACCTCGCTGATCTGTCGAGGATTGCCGCCTTGTGGTGGAAGTCTGAGAAACATTACCTACCACCCGTCGGGACGATCGTAACGTCCATCGCTACAGCAGCCGTCCAGTTACCACTAGGTACAACAGATAACCGATGAAACTTACCCCTAGAACGTAAAGACACCCGATTATCAGAATCAGCGCTAACAGCGGAGCCATAAGCAATATTCGCATCCAAACGCTTTCTCGATGCGATAGAAACCGTTGCAGAGCCGCTTTCAATTAGTGGCCTCGCTAGCGTTACGATTGACTCCAAACCCTCCGCAGACAGATCACCCGTCGTAATTGTCGCTGTCAGGTTTGACCCACCAAACGATACGATTTTCGTCGCATCCACCCCTCCAAGCAATAACTTACCTCCCGACCAAATACGAGAGTCAAGGCTTGCAGGGACAGTATCAATCGACGGATACAGCAGAGCAAGGCTCTCAAGATCAGTCGAGCTTGTAGCAATCGTCGAAATGTAATCAGCAGTGGTATCAGCGTGCGTCCAGCGATCCAGCGCCCAGTTATAGATAATCAGTTTTTTAGTGTTGAAAATATCAGTAAAGCACCAAGTCACCGTCTTGTTAATCGGGTCAATGGCAGCAGACATCTCAGCCAATTTAGCAGGGTCCATCACACTGAAAAACCAACGATCCACCTTCTCGTTACCGATTGCCTTGACCTGCTGACCATCGCACGAATAAAACCCATCGTCCGACAGAAAGAACGTGATCGCCCCGTACTGAATGACAGAGCGAGGCTCGTAACACCCTAGCGACCTTGTGAGCGTGTCAAACTGGAAGAATAGCGGCGCACCGACATACGTCATGCGAACGACAGCACGCTCCATCAGCACAATGCCAAATTCGCCACCGGTAATGCCTCGCACCTCACCACCGTCGGGGATATCCTGAAAGTCTGCCTGACTCCCAGTCCCAGCAGTCCAGTCTGTAGAGTCATTGATGTCTGACCACTGAACCCTGTTGGCATAACTCGAAGTCTTACCAGTGACCACAAAGTCACGAACCGTCGTCACAAACTGAGCGGTAGGAGCCGCCGCAGCAAGGTCAGCAAAGCTCGACGACGTTCCCACCGTCCAGGCTTGCAACTTGTCGAGACCGTTAGCACCGATCAATGTCTGACCAAACTGAGCAAACGTCCAGAATGTCGTGGTGGTGTACGCAGAAGCCGTCCGAGATACGTCTTGGAGGTACTTGTAAGCCGTTGCTGTGCCGCCAGAGGTGTACGCTCCGTAACCAGTCGAGTTCACACCGTCAAGACTGAATGAGTTCGCATTGATAACCGTAACAGTGTAAGTGTTGCCGTTTAATTGGGTCATGCCGCCGACCCCGGTAATCGTGACGGTGATACCCGTCCGAAACCCGTGAGCAGTAGCGGTAATAACGCAAGGATTCGCCTGCGTCGCCCCGGTAATCGTTACCGCTTTGCTAGGCCAATACCGAAAGAGCTTCGTAGCGCCAGCAGCAAATAGCTGAGTATCCGACAACCATCTACCAACCTGACAGGTAAGCAGATTTTCGCTGGCAGCGTTGGAAAAGTCTGTCACCGACGGCAGGGGTCCGTATCCGGTAGCAATCGGTTGGACGTTATTCGCCTCCGTCAGCGCTCCAGCTATCCCCGGTTGATCTGGTAACCACGGTCCGAATGTGATTCTCATTGCACTGTCCAGGTATTCGATGACGGGTTAACTGTCGTCCATACGTCAGGAACTACAGCAGTCTCCGTCCAGTTATTCGATCCGGTAGCGGATTCAGTCCAAACATTAGCACCAACCGAAGAATCCACCCAGGCATTCGCATCAACGTCAGGGATCGACCAGACACCCAACACATTGACAGCACCAACCGCTGTCGTACCCTGTAGACCTGTAACGTTTAAGAAGTTGTTGCTTATCAGCGTAATCGTACCGAGTGCCGTAGTTCCTTGCACCCCTGTGACGGGAACAACAACCAGGATGGTTACAGTACCCGTCTGGCCAGTCGCCGATACACCTGTAACCGGCACATTTGCAGCAGCAGTGACAACCACCGTCCCTGTCTGTCCAGTGGCTTGTACGCCCGTTAAATCGACGACAGCGGAAGCGGTAACAGTGACAGAGCCTACAGCAGAGGTAGCAGATACGCCTGTGACAGCAGCGGTGATGTTGATCGCTACCGAGACGCTACCAACAGAAGCAGTGGCTTGCAGGCCGGTAACATTGAGATAGTTGTTCGTCTGGACAAATACCGTCCCGACAGCCGTTGTGCCTTGTACACCCGTCAGACTGACGTTAACACCAGTCCCGGCTATAACAGTGACAGAACCGACTTGACCCGTCGCTACGACACCAGTGACAGGGATGTAGTTCTCTGACTGGATTGAGACAGAGCCAACCGACGCAGTCGCAGAAACGCCAGTAACAGATACGACAACACCACCACCGACACCCGGTAGCGTTGCGAATGGCGCTTCAGCGTATGCGTTAAAAGCAAACATTACATCGTCCCGCTAACCACAACCTCTGCCATCATCTCCACCTGCTCAGTGACTTCTACAACAGG